CACCCCGGCGCCAATGCAGGCGTCGCGGGCAAACTCCAAAAGCGCCTTGATGCGCCGGGTTGTATCGGTTACCGGGTTAGACACTTGAACCTCCCAGCGCCCTCTTGTAGTCGTCAATGCCGGTCGCTATTGCCCTGGTAAGTCTTTCACCGGCTGGAAACCAAGGCTCGGCGCGCTGGCTTACGCGCTTGCGCAAAAGAAATAGCGGCTGCGCCTCGCCCTTGGTGTTGCGCGGCTTGCCGAAAAGCATCCGCTTGCCGCTCTTGGTCTTGGCCATAAACAAGTCAAAGCGCATCGCCGCGTCGTCGGCGTCCCAGCGGTTTTCCCTGGCAAGCCCCAGCGGTATGGTCAGCGCCTTGGCCTTGACTGCGCCAGGTCCCTTGCCCGGCGCCTCGATGACGCCGCCGAACTGCTTCTGGGCGGCTGCCTCGTGTGTGGCTCCCACGATGTAGCCCTGCCCCTTGGGCGCATGGCTTACGGAGTTGCCCATCTTGCGCCAAAAGCTGCGGCCTGGTCGGCTGTAGGCCTCGTTGCGCGCAACGTTTGCCACTTCGGCTGCAACACGCCTCAAGAGCTGCGTGCTGGAGAGCGAGCCTGCGATCTTGCGCAGGTCGATGACGGTGTTTTTGACGTCGGCCTTGATCATCAGAAGAATCCCATGCCTGGCGTGTCGGGGTGGAAGTAGCCCCTGGGACTTTGCACTGCCAGCCCGGCAACTGTGCCCTCGGCGGGCAAAAGCCCGGGCAGGTCAATCTTGCCGGCTGCAAGGTCGGTGAGCGTCTTCATGGCCTCGTCGTAGGGTGTCTGCACCCTGCTGGGCAGCTTGTCGCTGCTAGCGCCGCGATCCGCCTCTATCTGCCACAGGCAAATGGTCAGGCAGATGTCGGCCAGCAAAGGGCTGGGCGGTGCGGGCACGGCGTGCTTGACCGCCAGGCGGCTGTTGATGTGCGCTCTTGCCCGCTCGATGTAGCCTGTAAGCACGCGCAGACGGTCCGCGCCGGTCTCAGGCACCCTCTGCCCAAGAACCGGCACGGTCAGTCTGTCTTCAAGCTGCGCGACTGTGCAGTACATCATGCAACCTTGTTCCAGTAGATAAGGTGCGGCATGGCCAGGGCTATCTCGGCGCGCCCGTAGGTGCCGTAGGTAAACTGGCGGTTCATGAAGACCTCGCCGTCCTCTTCACGGTCAATGCGCACCAGTCTGTCCGGACGCTTGCGCATGAAAAGAATCAGCGGCTTGAACGGCTTGCTGGCATCAACCAGATACCAGTCCCGCCCGTTGATCCCGTCCATCTCCAGCGTGTCAACCAGGTTGGCGTTGGGGTTGGGCAGTGTGACAGCCGCGGCGACGTTGCCGTCGTTCTTGATCGGCACGGCGCGAATGGGCGACTTGATGAGGTCGGCGGCCTCCACGCGCAGGGCGGGACCGTGCAAAAGCAGCGTGGGCTTGACGTGCAGCAGGTCGCCGGCGTGTCCCTTGTAGGCGCGCATGGTCGCGTAGGTCTCGTTGAAGCTTTCGTAGGAAAGCTCCGCGGTGCCCTTGTTGACTATGGCGTTCTTGCCGTACTTGCGGGTGGTGCCCGTAGCAAAGAAGTCCGCGCCGTCCAGCCATTTGGTCTTGCTGGGGTCGCCCAGCAGCGCGTTGGCAAGGTCGGGGGCAAGGTTGGCCGCGTTGGCTGCCATATTGGCAAAAAGCGAGTTGTACAGCCCGTATTGGTCGTCTTCCACATCCTCGCGCTTCACACCGACAGTGTCCTCGAAGTTGCGCGCGCGGATGCTGAGCTTGTCGCTCCTCAGGTTCTTGATTTGCCGCCCGTCAATCCATTCGCGCATGCCGGAGAGCTGCTCCAAAAGCGGCATGTCGATCTGCGCGGTGCCCGCGCTTACCTCCTGGGTGAAGCGCATGAATGTCTGGTCTTTGACCAGCGTCGCGAACGCGTCGCGAAAGATCATGTTGTAGCCCGTGAAAAGGGCCTGCATGTTAGTCCTGTTAATATCCATTTCAGACCCTCCTTATGTCCAAGTGTCCTTGTCGATTGCGAAACGCACCCAGGTGTCGGTTGCCGTGCAGACGTAGAAAAAGTCCTCGTCAACGGCAAAGTCGCCCTTGGCACCGGTAGCCGCCGCGCTTGCCGGCACAGCCACCAGCTGCACCAGCGCAGGCTCTATTGCGCCCAGCGCGGCATCGATGAGGCCGGCCACGCTGCCGTCAGCCTCAAACTCGGCCTCAATCAGCCCCTCGATAGCGGTGCTTACAGCCGCCAGGCCGGCGGCGGCGCCGTCGGGATTCATGCGGGTGTCAACATACACCTCGCCGTCTTCGCTTATGCCGCGCACCAGCCCCGCGGGGCAGTCGCCGCTCTTTTTGACCGACTGGTCATTGGCGGCAAAGCAGTAGCTGCCAACGTTGCCGTCGGCAATGCCGTCCTCATTGCCGTACATGAAGACCCCGCGCTTGAGCAGCACGGACTCGCCGGCGGCGGCGGAATGCTCGGCGCGGCCAATGACGCGCAGGCCATTAGTGTCAGAGGCCGGCACGATGTAGCCGGTCGCGTTGATGGCGGCAAGCGCCCCGGCATGAATTGTTTCTCCAGCCGCAACGGTCCCCCTGAAGAGATCGCCGACGACTTCCCGCGTGTCGCGGGGCTTGGTCAGTGCAGTGCTCATTATTTGTCCTCCTGTATTTTCTTGATCTGCTCGTCGGTCAGGCTAAGCGCCTTGAAGATGGCCTTTTCCTCGTCGGTGAAAACCTTGGGCTGCTTGTCGTCGGCCTTGGGGGCGTCGCCGGTGGGCACCGTCGCAGCAGGGCCGGGGGCGATAACCGGAGCCTTGGCGGCGTAGTCGTTGAAAGCGACCAGATCCTTCTTGGCCAATCCCATTGCCCACTGGCGCTGCGCCTCTATCAGCTTGCCGTCGGCGAACGCCTTGGCGACGGCCTTCTCGGCCTCGATGCCGGCCAGCTTGCCTTCAAGCTCGGCCTTCTCGGCGGCTGGCACCATGCCCTTGATCTTCAGCGTCAGCTCGTCATAGCTTTTGCAGTCATGCAGCGCGAGAAACTCGGTCTGCGCCTTGCCGGCGGCGGTAAGCTCCTTGATCTTTCCGAGCACGGCCTCCGCCGTGCCCTTCTCGTCCTCTTTGCCGTCGGCAAGCGCCAGCAGCGTGACGCCAAGCACTTCGGCGATGGCCTTGAGATGCTCGTTCATTTTGGTCTCCGTTTTGGGGTTGCTATCGTCGGCCACCAAAGCGGGGTAGCCGTGAAATGCGGGGCGGTTGGTCAGCGCGACCGAATGCAGGCGCGACGGACGATCCTTGGTAAAAAACAACACTGGCGAATGGTAGCGGTACTCGCGATTGCGCAGGTAGTTCTCGGCCTTCTTTGTCCATTCCACCTTGGCCATAAGCCCCTGCTCGCCCTTGCTTAGCTGGCGTATCCAGCCAGAGGCCGGAGCCTCGCCGCCTTTCAGCGTCTGGTGCTCATAGTCAAACACTACGTCCTTGCCGCGCTTGGCATAGTCGTCAAGTATCTCGTCAGCGTCGGCCTCGCTGAACGAGAAGCTGCCGCGGGTCTCGCCTTTGGTGTACTGGCTTTCGCCGTACCTGATGAGCAACAGCTCCTCCGGCGGTGCGCCTGCGTCGGGCGTGTCGGCAAACTGCACCGGGGTCAGGGTTATGGCGTTTGCTATGTCGTAATCGGTTTTCATACTACCATTGTCCTCCGCGTCAACCATTGTCCAGTTTTAGTGTCGGCCATGCGCCGTTGACCGCCGCGGCCAGCATGGCACCCTGCATGGCATCCTCAAAGGCCTTGGTGTCAAAGTCGTCCATAAGCCCCGGCAAAGAAGCCATAAAGGCCGGCAGGCGCTCTTTGAACTTGTCGAGGATGTCAGGGTCTTCGCTGTCCAAGTCGCCAAACGCGGCCTTTATGGCGCTGTCTATGGGTATCTGCCAGGCCTGGAACGCGTCCTCGTCCACCATGCGGCGGATGGTCGCCTGCACCAGGGCGCTCTGCTTCGGCGCGCTGGGCGCATCGCTGAACTGCCCCATGCGATCAGGCCCAGGCTCAAAGTCGCCAAGCCTTACGCCGAACTTCTCGAAGACCTGCACCGGGTCTAGCGGCCTGCGGCTGGCGCTGGCCAAGACGGCGTACATGTCCGCGCTGCTCTTCAGGTTCTCCGGCGGCTGGCTGTCGATAACCACCTCCATGTCGCCGGCATCCGGCCAGCCAAAGTTAAGCCGGCAATACCAGTCCAAGAGCTTCTGCAGGCAGTCCTGAATGGCTATGGCGTCGGACTCCAGCAGGTCTTGGCGCACCTTGTCCTGCGCTCCCCCGTTGCTCCAGCCCGCGGCGCTGTCGCTGGTGGCCAGCTGCCCCAGAATGGTTAGCGTGATGATCTCGTCGCAGTAGCGCTGGAACTGCTCGAAGGCGTCCTTGTTGCCGCTGGCCGCGCCGTTGAGTATCTCCATGCGGGTGTCGATGGTGCCGATGCCAACCCCCGCGCCGCGTATGCTCATCAGCGACTGCATAAGCTGGCGGCGCAGCTCGGGCTTGTCGAAGTCGGCGCTGGGAATGGCTCCCATGATAAAGGGGGTGCCGAAGCGCTCAAGAAACAGGTTCCACTCCGCAAAGCCGTGGTTCTTAAAGAGGTACATCCACAAGAGCGCCCGCATCAGCCCACTGCGGCACGGCAGGCCGGTCTTGCCCTCGCTGCTCATGTACAAGACCTGCGCGGGGTGGAACTCTGCCAGCGGACGGGGCGGTCCGCTCACGCCTGCAAGCGCCGGATTGCCGGCGTCGTCAAACACCCAGGCAGTGGGCGAGACGGGCACAAAGCCCTTAATGCCCCTGCCGCCCTCCTCCCAGTCCACCACCACGCCGGCGTAGCCGGTGCCCAGCGCATCCAAAAGCGACAGCATCGCCTTGCGCACTCCGGCCTTGCGCAGCATGGCATACACCTCCTCGGCCTTTTCGGGGTTCTTGGCGCTGTCAATGCGCATGGGGCAGCCTGCGACCGCCAGCCGGCGGGTTTGCAGGTGAGCGCCGATTATCGGCTCCTTTTCCTGCATGACGCTGAACAACTCGGCCTGCTCGCGGGGGTCGCCTGCGTCGGCGTCGCGGATAATCTGCGCTATGCGGTCGGCGCGCATCTTGCGGTCGGAGCCAAACAGGCTCAGCGACAAGGTCGAGCCCAAAAGCGCCTCGCTTTTCTCAATTGGAAACAGCGGCGCCCGTTGCCCGCCCTTGAACGCGTATTTGAAATATCCCGCCAGCCTGTCCAGCATATTGCACCTCGAAAAAATTGTTGTCTGACATTATCGCCGCCGTCAACCAAAGCCGCATCAGAACCACTTCGCCAAGTCGCCGGCCGAGCCTTCCGGCGGCTTGCTAATCGGCGTGTCGAACTCATACCTTGCCGGCGAATCAGCGGCGCGCACCATGTAGCGCAACGCGTCCATGGCGTGATCGTTGGCCTTGATGGGCCTCTCGTCGGCATTGCGCCCGTCCCTGGGGTCAGCCCAGCGGTACTCGTAAAACTCCGAGATCATGTTGGCGCAGCTGCTGTGCACCATTAGCCGCGGCCTGCCGTCTCCGGCTATGACCATGCGCTGCTGCACGGCCTGTATGCCCACCGTGACCGCCTTGTCGGCCTCCTCGGTGGATATGCCGGCGGCTGCCAGCTCGGCGCGCTCCTGCGCGCCCTCGGGGTCTGCAACGGTGCGAAAACGCCCGTCCTCGATGGCGTTGATTTCCCTTGCCAGATTGACTATGCGCTCCTGGCGGCGGTACAGCTCGCGATACACCCACAGCCTGCCGTCGCCGTCCACCGCCCCCCACAGGCAGCAGAACGGGTTGGTATAGCCAAAGTCAATGGCGCGCAGCCTGTCCCACTTGGCAAAGCCGGCGGGCAGCTCGTCGAAGCAGTGTATGTCCGGGTCGAAGTCGGGGTACACCGCGCCTTCGTTGTCGCACCACTCGCCCTGCAGCATGCGCCGGCGCTGCACGCCCGGCAATGCCTCCAGCGTGCGCATGGTGTCCTCAGGCAGGTGCGGGTTGTCGTACGGCGTCCAGTGCAGCCTTGCCCATGCCTCCGCGTCAGGCAGCGGGGTTGCGCCCTGGTTGTGCGCGTCGGGCAAAATATGCTGCACTCCTACCTTGTGCAGCCAGTGCTGCGGTCCCTTGGGGTTGCAGTCCAGCATCAGCTTGCGCACCGCGCCTGGCAGGTGCTGGCTTAGGCGCGTCATGACCTTGGTCACGGTGTCCCAGCTTACCTGCGTGGCCTCGTTGATGAAGATATGCAGATACTCGTCGCCCAGTATCTTGTCAACGCGGTCGGCGTCGTCCAGCCCGCCCACCCGTATAACACTGCCATTGGCAAAGCGCACCTCCAGCGCGCTTTCGTGATAATGCACGCCGTCGGTGCCTGGCGGCAGTATTTTCTTAAGGCTCAGGTTCCACAGCGTGGTGCGGGCGTGGTCAAGCCTGTAGCGCGCCAACAGTATGCGCGCCCCCGGTCGCAGCATGGCTTCTTTTATAAGCCACACCAATATCACGTCGGTTTTGCCGGAGCGTGCGCCTCCGTCAAACAAAAACCGCCTGTACTGCGGGTTTTCCAGCAGCCTCCAGGCGGTCTTTTGCTTCGCAAATAGCTTGTAGCGTATGACCTTGCTCATACCTCGATAATAAACACGTTGTTCTGCCCCGTCGCCTCAGGCTCCTTGAGCGTCAAGCCCAGCAGCTCCAGGGCCTTCATGTCGTCCTTGAGCTTGATGCGCACCTCCTCTTTGCCCTTGTGCTTCTGCCGCGTGACCTCCTGGATGGCGGCGGACAGGGGCGAGGACACGACCTTTGCCATGTCCACCCTGCCGCACTCGTCCAAAAAGTCGGTAATCTTGGCGGTTGCTATGACCGCCAGCCGGCTGACCGCATCCCGGGCGTGTAACTGCTCGATTTTCAGCGCCTCGTCGTTTAAGTACTTGATGCGCGCCTGGATATTAGGTTTTGCTAATAAAGCTATGGCACACACGGTCGCCACTTCCGGCGTTTTTGGTTTGTACCCTGCCGCCCTATATGCCGCCGCCCCGTTTCGCCTATGTTTACCGGTGTAATGGACACAAAAGGCCTCCCAGCGCGTATTTTTCAGCCTGTCTGCGCCCACTGTGTCGTTGTTGTTGTTATTGTTCGGTTTTGTCATTCTTTGTTAGCGCCTTTAACAGCTCCGGCTGCATTGCTCCGGAGCGTATCTTGTTTTGCAGCCGCTCTATTAGCCTCTTTGCTGCTCGCAAGTCCGCGTTCCAGTGGTCAATGCACTCCTTTTTGGCCTCTTCCATGCGGGTGTAGTTCTCCTGCGCGTCGAACAACTCGATGTGCAGTCTTAGTTTGGCTTGTTCATCCATTTCGTTTTTTCCCTTCGCAGTTTTTCGTTGTCCTGTACTTTCAGCAGTATCGCGTCGCTTAGTCCCGCCAGGTGCTCATCATAGCCTGCACTGTGCACAAGCGCGTCCTCCAGCTGCGGCCACCTTGCGGCCATGCTTCTAATGCGCTTGTGGACTGCCTGCTTGCTTATTTTGCGGCGGCAGCCTATTTCCGAGAGCGACAGCCCCGCGAAGCGCATGGTCAGGATTACGCCGTCCTCAGTGTCGGCGTCGGACACTTCAGCAATCAGGCGAAGCGCCTCGCGCAGCATCGAGGCGGCGAGAGCAAAGGCGCATTGGCCTTGGCTCTCGTCCTCCGGCTCTGGCGCTGGGGTGGTCTCTAGGGCGTATTCGTACTGCGTTATTTTCTGCATCTGTCCTCCTGAAAATGTTGCCGCCGTCAACCAAAGCCGCCTGCCGCTTGCGCGAGGCCTTTTTGATTTTATCATAGCCGCGTTTGGTAATCATTCTTCTTCTTCCTCGAACTTCCGTTCTTCCACCAGTTCAAGCATAATCTTCTGTGCGTTGGTTGCGCCCTGAACAGCCTGTGTTTTTATGGATTTCCGCAGTTCCGCTTCGCTTTTGAGTTGCCCTTTTAAAACCGCTTTTCGGATTAGCAGCGCTTCTTCGCTGATCTTTTTTTTGCTTTTCGGATCTGCGGTCAATGCTTCGGTAATAACCGGATCGTCCATGATGATGGCGATTTTCTGGCGGGAAAATTGAAGTTCTCCATATCCCTCTAAAATTGACAATGTTTCTTTTGTAATCATAGCTTCACCTCAAATTTTTTGCGTTGGATTTCGATATCGCTTTCTTTAATGCCATGTATATTTTTGGTATTATTTACGTTTTCGTTTATAATTTGAAATACTTTGTAGCCGTGTTTTTTTGCCACGTCGATATAAAATTGCGCATCGTCGTGTCTTTGAAATACATTTGCAACGGCAATTCTTTTAACACCGTCGTTTATTGCCTCTTTGAATTTTGCTTTGCAGGCGGCAATGGCAAGCTGAATCCCGGAGGGCTCAAACTTATACAACCCGTTATTGGTAAATAGTTGGTCATCTTCACAAACCACTTCGGCAATTTGATTCGCCATTGTGCTTTTCCCGGAACCAGGCAGTCCCCGGATGATGTAGACTATTTTTGAATAGTCGTTTTTGTCTTCGGATATTTTTATTGCATCGTCAATTTCAATATCTTGTTTTTCAAAAACCTTGCCCTGATTGATTGCCTTGCTTGTCCAGATTTTCGAGAACTCAAAAACAGACTTTTCCGTTGAAATTACACCTGCTTCAATTCGTGGATTATTCGAGAAGTTCATCGATGTTGTGCAAGTAACCTGCCACTCGTCATTCCATATTACAAAACCCTTTGCGTGGATTTGAGTTGTCGTCACTTTTACCGAATGCGGCTCAATTAAAGAAACCGCACCCTTGCTCCATTTTGACATGGAATAATCCAGCAGGAAAGACATTTCCTCAATCAGGCCGATGGATTTCAGGTGAATTAGCTTTTGTGCAGCCGGGGCGGTGAAACTCCAGCTATACCCAATCAGCTTTGCGCGGCCTGTATTTTTCAGCGTGTAATGGACAATATCGGTAAGGCTCCACAAACCGCCTGATACAAAATGCAAAGTTTTGTTTTGTTCCAGCTTTCCAAACTTTGCCTCGATCATGTCCTCCGGGCCGATCTTTGCAAAGGTCTTTTTCGCTTTGTCTTCCACTTGCCCGCTGATCTTCTTTTCGTACAGTTCGTTGATGTCGAATAGTGCCATCCCCGGCCTCCTATTTTAAAAAAGAAAGTGTGTATTTTAACGCGATTTCGTTTTAACGTCTGTTACCTCTTGATAATCAACATGCCATCCCTCCCGCCTTTATGTTGCCGCCGGGGAGGCGCTCAAAACGTCACTGTCGCAGTCAAAATAGCGGCGGCAACCCAGTACACCGCCCGACGCCAATCGACGTTACAGGCGTAAACTGTAGCCGCCA